ACGCAATAATGTTAGCAATTGCTGGGTCTACGTCAGCAAGGCTGAATAGTTCCAAAGCACGTGTAACAAGGACTGAGTTACCATACTCTGCAAGAGTAATGGTTACAGATGTTGGTGTAGACAGTGCTACTGCATCTGGGTCAGATGATTCTGTTAGTGTAGAAGTTGCTGCTGCTAGGTCTTGGTAACGTTGTAGGATTACTGTTGAACCTGGAATTGCTTGCTTTGCTGGACGCTTGTCTGCGACTGAACGAATAAGTGGTTCAGAACGGAGAGCGAATTCTAGAAGACGGTCGTATGCCTTCTGGACTAGACCAGCGCCACCTGCTGTGCCTCCTAGGGAGCCAGAGCCTGTTGTTGTATAGGCGTTTGCCATTATGTCACCTCCAAGGTGATTTAAGTTAAACTATGATTAATTTTGTGAACGGAGAATGTCTAACAATGCGTCCATAGAATCCGCATTGTCAATCTTCATATTTATATCTTCCATTCGGTCAAAGGTGAAAGCATTTGTAGTAACTGCATCTTGCTGACGCAAGGCTGCTCTGTTAGTTTCATCTACTTGTTGCTCTGGCGTATCTACTTTAATTCCAAACAATTCAGCGTTATCGTCAAGCCAGTGATTAACTGATTCTTCGCTAACATCATCAATATCTTTAAGAATTAAACGTGCCGCCTTTGCATTGACACCTTTCTTTTCTAGGACTTCTTTGACTGTTCGCTCACGCTGCGACTTGGATAGTCCCTCAAGTTGCTCAGTAAGTTCCTTGATACGCTTTTCGTCTGCACGCTTGGCTTTACGTAACTTTTTAAGTAAGTCACTTCCGTCCATTTGCACATCAGTGTCGGTATCTAGTTCGTCTTCGTCTTCATCCCAGTAGTTGTTGCTCATAGCAACCCACCCTTCTATTCGTTTGAATCGCAAGCCACAGGTCCCAATCGGGGAATCGGTCTGGCTCTTGCTACCAGTCTTCTACGCTACGTGGGCTGGTGGGTCACGTAGGATTCTATTTAGAACGCGCCTGATTTACCTTGGCGGTTTAGGTATCCTGTAGAGAATGCTCCCTTTGATGTTCCTGATTGACCACCAAAGCGTGCTAATTCTGATTGAGTTAAATTAACCCTTGCTCTCTTTGCAGATGCAAGTCCTTGAAATGCTTCTTGTTCAGCCTGAAGACGAGTATAATCTTCTCCACCTGTAATACTTGATAGGAATTCTCCACGTGGTGCAAGTTCTGCCACTTGCTGGTATCCAGCACGGGCTTGTTCTTTAGTTACACCTAAGTTTGCTAGGTCTTCAGCGCCCATTGAACCAGTTGTCAATCCAGTGTAACCAGTCTTTAGGTCACTTGCTGCTTTAATTCCAGTTGTAAGGTTTTGAGCAAGTGCTGCTCCGCCAATTTCTGAAATTTGAATTTTGCGTTGTAGTGCAGGTAATCCTTCTGCTGGGTCTAAAACTGCACCAATAATATCTGTTTGATTAAGCATTGGATAGTATTCAGCCAACATCTTCTTTGTTGCAGGGTCTGCATTTTGCACACGATTAACAGCAAGACCTACACGGTCTGAAACTTCTGCTGCTGAAATATCATTAGAGATAAATTGACTAAGTTTTTCCTTACTAGCCATAGATGAAACACCATATGATTGCAACACTTGAGTATATGAACGCTCTGCTGCTAAGTATTCTGCTGCACTAAGCACTGATTTACCTGCCGCTGCTCGGACTTTATTTGCTGGAAATCTCTTTTGGAATGCTACTGCTAATGGGTCTGCACTGTTAGGGTCTTGCATAATAAGTTGAATAGTGTCAGATGAATATCCTTTTATTACAGAGTTAGTAATAGCATCTGTTAAATCACCAATACCATATGAAGACATTAATGCTTTAATAGCAGCAATAGAATCTAATTTAGCGCCAGACATCGGAGTATCAGTGGTAGGTCTATCATTAGGCACTGCTGCAGGAACAGGAGTAGCAGCAGGTGTAGTTGGTCTTGTTCCAGGAACTATTTCTCCAGCAGGATTTACATATCTACCGAATAGTCTTTCTTCCGCTGGTGTAAGTTCAGGTGTTTGTGATGGTCCAACTCCAGTAACTGTTGTTGGAGCCTTTGCTGCTTTAGCAGCATTTATAAAACCTATATCCTCTAAAGGGGCAGTTGTATTTGGTTTAGCAGCCATATTTATCCCAACAATCCGAAGGTCTTGGCAATACCCGAAGCGACATTACTAAGTGTGTCTTGAGCATTCTTAGTAAACCTCCACTTAGGGTCTTGACGCAATGAAATTTCATAATCATACAAACCCATTAAATTCTTAGGGTCTTTTGCTACACTGGAAAGAGTCTTTACATCAACCATATCTGGGTCTTCTTCCAAAATATTTGCACGAGCCTGGATGTAAGGATTAAGCAATTGTTTAACTGTATATCCAGCATCAATTTTTTCTGAAAGGGCTGGAAATAATGTTTTAGCCTGGATATTAATTAAGTTAATATTTGATTTTAATCTGTCAGGATTAATGGCTGATTCACTAGCAAGTTGTGCTATTGATTTTAAGTTATATGAAATACCATTATCTGAATATGCGTTCTTTAACGTTGTAAAAGCAACACCAAAATTCCCACGCTGCAATCCAGCAATTGCCTTAGCATCGCCATTGGCGGCTGCTGTGATTTTTACTGTTGCATATTGATTAAGATATTTGTTAAGAATATCTTTGCGTTCTTGTGGTGATACACCCTGAGTTACGTAATCAATTCCACCTTTAGTTACAGGTTTAGTATTACGAGATGCTTGTAAAGCATTAAGTTCTTTGTAATATGCGCTAGCAATTTCCTTTGGAACATTATCGCCAAACATTGAGGAAAAGGCTTCGGTTATTTCAGCCTTAGTTTCTCCTTGTGATGACAAAGAAGAGTTAGGTAAGTTTATAGGGACTTCTTGAAATCCAACAGTGCCACCTTGTTGACCAGAATTTGTTTGTGTAGTATCTGACCCTGAAGTTTCAACTTTAGATTTATCTTGCCCACGTGGAGGTTTTTCATTTGGCATTGCTGGGTCTGGATACCAAGCGACTTTGCCATCGCCATCCTTATCCTGATAACTACCTGCCACTTTATTCTCCTATCAATGGGTCAATAACTGAATTAAAAAATGTTGTTGCATTTGGACTGCTTTGGGACAGTTTAAATATAACATCTTTTGTATCAGCCCTGAGATTCTTTTTGTAGGCATCTGCTGCCCTAGTAGAACTCTTCACTCTTGATAAACTTGAGTTCATCTTTTCATATTCATTAATCATTGATGCAAAAGTATCTGCAAGGTCTTTACTAGGGGCTTTATTTTCCCTAATAAGAGCCTTCATATCATCAATGACTTCAATTCTACGAGCATTGCTTTCAGCAGTAGGGCTTACTTGAACACCCAATAGTGGGTAAGCAATAAGCAAACCATTTTTACGAGTAGTTAATTCATTACGCCAATACTGTCTTTCCTTTGGTCCACCTGCTGCAGCAATCTTGGCATTGTATTCGTCATTTAAAGCGTAGTAAGTTTGACGTGCCTCGGATGTTGCTACTTGGCGAATAAAGTTTTCTTTTCCTGTTGCTACTTTTGGGTCAAGAGGCTTGTTTGAAATAAACCCTTTTTTCTTTAAGTAAGTATAAGCATTAATATCTGTCTTTCCAGAAACTGGTATAAAGAATGAACCAGCATCTGAGTGCTCAACAAGTAATTTTTGATTCTTGCGAACAAAATTTTCTGCTTCAATAGTTTTTTGAAAACTTGCATATGTTGTAGTGTCTGTTGCACTAGTTACATAAATAGCCTTAGATGGATACAGTTTAGCAAACTGAACATAAGCCTTTGAATAGGCTTCTGGGTCTCCATCAAACTTTTTCATAAACTTTTGAAATTCAGAATCCCAAGTAAATACTCCAGAATTTTTTAATTCTTTTGGAATATCTTTATTTCCAAATGTTTGAAGTGAAGCAATAGAAACTTGACCCATAACTAATTTTATAAGGTCTACGTTTCTTGCTTGAGTTGCTACATTCTGATAAAATAATTCAAGGTCAGATGACTTTGTTGGACCATTTCCAGTAGATACAAGAAGTTTAATTGCTTTTACTGCTGATGAAAATCTTGACTCTGTGCCTTGTGTAGTTCCAGCCAGAAAATTATAAACTCTTTTTATGTTTACTGGTGCTGCTTTTTCCCAAGCAGGAATATCAGTGTTATATGCACCAGTAAGTGTCTTTTCAACACCAGTTAAATACTCTCCAATATATGGAAGATTTGTCATACCATCTAAAGCCAAAGATACAAATGGGTTTGATAAACGTGGTAAGTTTGATTCTGGGTCAAGAGATGGTGTTAACATCTTTACATATCCACCAAAGTTAACTGGCAATGGAGTTAAAGGTGTTAAACCCATTTTTGACATAGTATTTGAAATTACTCCAGTGAATAAATCATCACTAGGATAAGTGAAATACATTTGCCCTCTGTCATCTTTATGAATAAATCCAGAGTCTTCAAAAGTTTGGTTAAGGATAGCAAGACGAACTATTGCTCGTTTTTCATACTTGCCAACACGACCAAGACGGCGATAGAAATCTTCAGTTGCACGGTAGTAACGACCAAGTGTTCTTAGGCTATAAGCCAAATTTGTGCGAACATCACCATTATCAACAAAACCAAGAGTTCTGTTTCGTGCTAAATTCATTGCTGTTTCGTGTGTAGAGAAGCGGGCGATTGAATCAGCACCTTCTTCTGACATACCTTGAGCAAGCAAGTTTTTCTTAGTTGCTTCTTGAGTTCCCTTAAGTTGCTTGCGGAACATAAAGTAATTTCCAAGAGTGATAGGTTCTCTGTCAAGCAAAGCAATCTGCTTTCCAACCCAACCATATCCTGAGTTAATTACTCGGTAAATACTTTGCTCTGCGGTAGGTGCTCCAAGAGGAACAATCTCACGTCCAAGAATAGATTCTGGGCGAGCATAAGGTTTATCTAGTTTAGTAAGGTCTTCAAGAGTAAAGTTTTCCATACCACCTTTATTGCGGATACCATTTACAAGGTCCATATTAATGCGACCAGCATAATCACGCAGTGGATATGTAGCATCAAGATAAATATGATTTGCTAAACCTTCAGCACCTTGTTCTCCATAGATTGCAAATCGTTTAGCAACATCATTGCCAGGACCTTCAATGTATTCAACAAGTTTAGAAATAACATCTTTTGGTTTTTTGCCAATGTTCCAAAGAACTATATTGCCAAATTGACCATTGCGTTTGCCAACTGTATTATTTAATTCAAGCAACCAATTAAAAATAAATTTATCATTTGTATTAGCAATTTCAGTAAACTCTGGCTTAAAGGTCATACCTTTTAAAGCCTCTTGGTTTTGCACATTAAGTCTTACAGACGGACCAAATTGTTTTAAAGAGTTAGAAATTTCTTCTGCTTCAGTAATTGGACGTTCTGCACGAACTGAAGAACCATTTATATCATCAAGAACAACTCTGCCATTAAACTCAGCAAAGTCTCCTGACCAATTTGCAATATCTTCGCCAGCCTTTGTTTGCAAAAACTGTGGTTTAAACTTATTTTTAATCATAGAGTCCGCAACAGCACGACCTAATAATTCAGGATTATCAGCCATTGCAAGCAATTGTTCTTTAGAGTAATGTTTTTTTGTTACCTTGAATAAGGTATCATAGATAAAACCAAGGTTTTTATCTGTCTTTTCATTTCCAAAAACAGTTGTCTTAATTCCAGCAGGGCGTGCTGCACGAAGTTCACGTGATGCCAAGCGACCTTTTAGATAGTAACCAAAGCCTTCGGCTCCACCAATGATTCCAAACATTCCAACTTCTTCAACGGATGAACGAAGACCTAGACGTGGAAATAGGTTTATGAATGACCAACCATCAGTAATCATTTTACTATAATGGTTGTTTGTAGCACGACCAAATAATTCTGTAACTACTCCACCGCGTTGGGCAATCTCACGCCATTGAGAGAAGTCTGGCAAAGAACGATAGTCATCTAGTTGATATTGACGAATAGCGCGAGGTGTTCCATCAAGAGTCTGACCAGCATTGAAGCGGTCAAGACTTATATCAAATTCATTAGGAAGTTCTAGATTCGCTTCATCAACTTCACCCATTGTTGCTTTAAGTTCTTTCTTAGACTTTAATTCACGTCCAAGTTTTGCTCCAACAATTTTAATTTCATCATCAATAGCCCCAGCGCGTAATTCATCTCCCGCTGCTATTGCATCTTTTTTATCAGACTTTAGGGCTTTTAAACGTTCAACGTATTCTCCAACTTTAGCGTTGACAGAAGCGATAAGTCTATTAGCCTTGCCTTCTGCATTTACAGATGAGATAGCCTCTTGAGTTTTTGCACGAACACCTTTTGGTGCTGTAGCCATTCCGCCTCTGGCGGTTTTGAGAACATCTGCAAGGTCACCAATATCAAGTGAACTCTGACTAACAGAATAAATTTCACGGGACATATCATCAATTTTTGAAAGTGCTAAGCGACCTTCATTAGATAGGTTTAATCCCATACCTACACCTAGGGTCTTTAATAAACCCTTGAACATAAGTAAGCGTTCGCCTTCATCGGCTGATAACCATACTGCTCTAAATGAACCAGCAGAAGTTTTGTCAAGAACTGTGCGTGCTAGTTTAAAAATTTGATTGGCGCTTGAGCCATCAGCAATACTGATTACTCTATCAGCAGTAGGGGCAATAGCAAACTGACGTGTAACTCTATCAATCTTTGCCATCATAGATTTATCTTTTGCTGTATAAATTAAACCAGTTTTTTCAAAACCTAATTTTCCAGCCCAAACTTCAGGACTATCAGTAAATTGTGCAATAAAATCTTTGTCATTTTTAATTGTTTTAAGATTTGAATAACGTTCTGTTCCTAAAGTTTTAGATACTAAATCTCTAGCATCATTAGCAAGACCACGAGCAAAAGTCATACGTGGAATCAAGGTATCTTTGCCAGCAAAACCAACTTTGCCAGACAACATACTTGTAAAACGCTCACCATTATCAAAGAATTGCAAAGCATCATTTGCATTACGAACATCTGCCTTGGCTAAATCTTGGACTACGTTAATATTGATTTCAGGGAATCGGTCTTGAAGACGATTAAGAGCCTGAGCCTTTGTGGGCAAATCACCATTACGGAAAGTTTCAACTAATTTACCAGCCTCATCCCAATAGGCACGAACTTTTGGACGAGAAAATGCTTTCTCAATAGAAATGCTACCTTCGCCAACTTTAAAGAAACCATACTTGGCTACCATCAAGCCTCTGCGGACTTTGCCACCAATAATTAATGGGTCTAAGCCAAAGGTTACGCTAAAATCAACTGGAGCCGATAGCAAAGTAAAGAATGCTTTGGCTGCGCCGTCACCCATAATTGCTTTTTCGGCTTCGTGTGGAAACAAATCAACAATTGTGCGAGCATAATCGCGTCCAGGACTAATCTTAGCCTTTTCAAAACGCGCTACAGCATTGGCAACTTCTATTCCAGCCTTGCTATCGCCAGCAATGTAACGATTTACAAGGTCAACAACTCCAGGGTTATCTTGGAACTTATCAAAGTTGTCAACTAAATCTTGTTTGGATGCAAGTAAACGACCCAAGTATGATGCCGCAGGAGTAAGTTCATTATTAAATTTGCTTACAGCCTCTTCATCAAAAACATTTTGAGGGTTAGATGCTTGTTCCCAATATTTCATAAATGAAGTTGAATTATCTGTTGGCAAAGCATCATCTCCACCAGGGAGAAGTTCTTTAAAACCTTCTGCAGCATATTTACCAAATGCTTCAAAACCATTAGCACCATCGGCAGCGGCAAGTCGTGCAGCAATATAAGGTTGTTTAATGAGTTTGTCTTGTGGGCGAACTAAAAGTTCTGCTGCTGCACCAACAACTTTTGAAGTTTTTCCAACAGCCTCATTTTTTTGTATTTCTTTTGAAATACCACCGACAATTCCTTTGCCAATTTCTGTAGGCAAACCCAATGGACCGCTAAGTTGATTAATTTGTTTTGCCATATCAATGACAGAACCACCACCATAAAACACGGAAGTTTTAATTGAATTTAAAATATTTCCAACAAGACCTCTATCTTGTTGAATATACTTTGGACTAAACATAGTTGCCAAAGCATCTCGTGTTGGTTTATCCATTGTTTGATACTTTTTATAGGCTTCATTTTGCGGAAGCGAAGTAAGTTCGTTATGGGTATTACGAAGTGTTACAAGAGCAGCAATCTTACTAGTTTCATTTTTTTGCAAACCTTTTTGTGCTGCTGCTGTGGCTACGCCAGGCGCAGACTGAGCAATCTCAGTTAAATATTTTTTTGGTTCAATCATTAAAGACCTCGTGATGCAACGAAGTTATAAAGGTCTTGAACTTCTCCAGTCGGGTCAATATCAATCATTGATGAAAGAACTTCAGACAACGTGCGTTCACGTGGCAAATTAAGGGCTTCACTTCCAGGTCCAGCACCAAAGTCCATACCTGTTGTAATTGGTTCATTTGGACGTTCTGTAGGAGCAGATAAAGGTGTTACTGGAGCAAGCATTGCTGCCATTGGATTTGCTGAAGATGAAGATGGTGTATTTGGTCCAACCATAGGAGCACCTTGTTGTTGTGACATTGTTGCTTGTCCTTCACCATATGGAAGTCCAGAAATATAACGTGCTGGTTGTGTCCCAGATTGTCCTGCTCCGCCAGTGCCAGAAACATTTGCTGGGTTATTCTGTGGTGCTGTTGGGCGAAAGCCCCCACGATTCTCAGCCATTGTTCCTCCTACTTAATATGTCTTGGTTGTGTTTTAGATAGATAAGGTCCCGCTGTAAATGCTGTTAATTTGCTTGCAATTTCCATTGCTTCATAAGCATCAGCGCCAGCGTGTAATGCACCAAGTGCATACGCTGCTCCAGAACCTGCTGCATAGACTCCGTGTTCAGTTTTAGATACTGAGCATTCTTGGTCTATGTCAAATACTTCGCCCCCAATGGCGATAATAAATTGGAACCTAAGTTCTTTATTATCTTCATCAAAGTTATAACCATTTTCAGATAAACATTTACGAAGCGAGGGCATAGCCTTTGCAATCATAAAATGATACAAATCTTTTTTTTCAACCTTGGTAGGTATTGGTGGTTCCCATATATGTTGTGCTACATCGCAAGGAAGAACTTCTCCTGAACCAGCAACTAAATATGGACCACGTTCGGTAATCTTTTGAACACTAGGATGTGAATATATTTTGCCATTATCATCAGTTACTTGACTGTCGGCAACAATAAATGCAGCGTCTTTATGTTCTATACCTATAATTGTTGTCATTGTCCCCTGCTTAGTTGTTAGCCTTTAGTTACTACTCTTGCGTTGCCTTTTCCAGATGAACTTAAACTAGATAAAATTGATTGAATATCTGGTGGAGTTTGTGGTGCTGCCATAGGTGCTGCGCCTTCAGGTGAAGGAGCGCCTCCTACTGGACCAGTGCTGGGAGCAGGGGACGGTTGCTCAACCATAGGTGCAGCAGTTCCAGTAGGAGGAACTTGTTGCTTAGGTTTAAAGGCTTCTCCGATAGCATCTTCCAATGCTTGTCCCTTTTGGCGAGCCTTGATTACTTCAGCAATCTTTAGAACGATGTCGGAAACATCTTGACCTTGTGTAGCCATTGTTGGAATGGCTTGAGTCAATGCACTTATAGAGTTAAGAAGCGAATCACGCATCTTCTCTGTTTCAATTTTTTCAAGTTCTTGGGTTACGTTAACTGTAAATGGAAGTTCACGCATTGCCATATCTTTGGAGATTAAACCTCCACCAAGTGCTTGTAACATAAAGATAAGACCCTGGGCTGGATTTAAACCAGCGAGCATTCCATAACGAACATCAGATGAGTAATCACCCTTGATGTCTTTAGAAGGTAGATAAGTTACCTCGTAAGGAGAACCAGAGTCAACGCCACGAATAGTCTTTTCTGCTGGGAATAATTTTTCATCTACTTCAAAGCAAGTATTAATTACATCACGCAATGCTGATGCAAAGATTGCTTGAGCAGATTTAACTTGGGTATCAAATGCACCCATAAGAGCCTGAACGCCTTGTCCTGTGACGATTGAGGCATTGACGTTACCTGTGCGAGATTCAGGATAACGAGCACCAACACGTAGTTCTTGATTAAGTAGTGTTGATTCATTTAGTGCCGCTGGAGAAATTGATAGTTCTACACGGCGGACACCTGCTGGATTGTTTGTGCGGATAACCGCATCTCCACCAAGTTCAAATTCTTGAACATCTTGAGGAAGGACGATAGGTGCTTGGACAGACTTCTCTGCTGCTTCCATTGCAAGCAATGCAAAGCGGTTGCGTAGAAGTTGGATACCAAGGACATCATCAAATTGTCCACGAAGTTCATCATCAATAGATGGCTTACGGGCAACTACAACCATCATCTTACCAAGAGGATTCTTAGCGCGTGAAAGCATTAAGTTGTTTCTTGTTGGCACATAGATGACTGATTGGTCTTTGTCATAGTAGCGAATTACTTCAAGTTCAGAATTAAGGCTTGTTGAGAATTTATTTCTGTCAAGCAACTGTGTTTCGTATTCTGGAAATTGAGCAATAAGTTCTGCTATAGACATCTTGTAAGACTTAACAAAAGCAACGCAACGACCATAGCGGTCAAATTCAGGGTAAGCCCCTATAGGATTTTCTATGCGGATACGTGGCAGTTTTGCTTCTTCATCCAATTCAATTATGAATGGGATAAAACCATATGTGATATACCAGTCAGCACCTTGATACATATTGACTGCAAGGTCTGAGTGCTGGAAGTAGTTAGATGCAATTCGGGTGCGCTTGTCAGCAAAGTTGCGAGCGCGGTCATTAACTGAGTTAGCCGCTGAACAGTTGATTGCTGGAAGTGGAGCCATTACTTCTGAAAGGTCACGAGCAACAATATCAATGAAGTTTGCTACTACGTTTGCATCAATACCATCTGGAAAGAAGTTTGGATAAACGTCAGAAATCTTACCTTGACGGACGGCTAGGACATCTTTGTTGCGCTTATCGCGCTCGGCATTGCGCCCTCTGAGAGATTGAACTCTCACGACTATCTCTTGAATACCTAATGCCATTGCTGTCCTAACGATTAAAGGGAAAAATTATTTATTACGAGTGGCTTTTCCTTTTGAGAAACTATAATCTTTTCCCTTATAAGTGCCATTATATGTATTTGGGTCTTCTTTTGAACCAGCAGTTACTGTTTCACCCATATTCATCATTGTGCCTCTTACATCTTTAAGTTGCTTTAATGATGTTGGCTCAGGTCCTGGTGATGCTGAAGGCTTGTAAACTGGATTCATTTTTGAAGTATCTTTTGCGGTTGTTCTTGGAGTTGCCATTTTAGTTTCCTAACTGTATTGTTGCGCCCATTGTTCGGCGAAAGCATCATCTAAATTTACGGTCATACGTTGGTTCATCTGTGCTCTTGTCGCCCAACGGTTTGAAGCATATCCACTAACTTTGGTTCTCTGTTGCATCAATTCTCGCACTCTGATGACGGCAAACCATAAAGCCATAACGCAGTCTGTAGGGTTCTTAGTATCAGGTTTCCAAGTAATTAATTCTTGCACTAGTGTCTTAAGACCTTCGGAGCCTTCATTACTAGGTAATTCAATTAAGTTGTTATCTTGGAAACGACCATCTCTAGTGTTACCAAATAATGCAGCCATAGATGCTACACCAAAACCAACATCCCATTTATTTTTACCAGTGAAGTGTGAGTTTAGTTGGCAACCGCGAGAAGCCAAATAGTTTCTTAACTCATCGTCTAGGGCATAAGCCTTCTGGTGAGCATTGATTTCAATTCGTATTTCTTGGGGCTTGTAACGTTCAACCCAGTCTTCAATAAGATTTTGAATTTTGGCTGGAGAAGGGTCAGTCATATTGATACAATCTAAAACATATATCTTGCCATCAGACTTGTTATAACTTACTACTACTGCTCCCGTTGCCCCAGCCATAGCAGGGTCAAGTCCGATAACAGTGTAGAGTTGGTCTGCGGTTTTTGGATGTCCTGGAACCCCAGGTTTGAGAGGTCCTCGTTTACGCATTCCGTTGACGCTACCTGCAATACAAGTGGGTGAGAAGATTGAGTTCTCAACAACATCTTCTTGTTGGTAGACCATAGCCCAGACTGACGGAGCAACTTCAGACCTTCTCTTAAAGAGTGAGGGTCCATCCCATTTTGGGTATAAGCCATCTTCGCCTTTTTCGTCAATATCATTTTCTTGGATGTTGGTTCTAGACCAGAGCGTTTTCCAGTTGTCAGGGTTCTCATCAAATTCTAGAACCGCTGGCATAGCGCAGTAGGTGAAAGGTGTCTTACCACCTGTCCATTGTCCGCCGTCCCTAATCATTTTATAAAGGTCAATAGGCGCGACACGGGTTCCTACTATAAGCAGTTTTCCGTGTCGCCCTAAGCGCGTGATAACTTCTTTTTGAAGCCATTCAATTTGCTTCTCCCACTCGTGGGCATTTGAGTTCATCACAACATCGTCTAGAACAATCAAGTCAGCGCGAGCACCGTAGATTTGGGAACCAAATCCTAGGGCTTGGACCGTTGGGTCTTTTTCGCCAGAATCACGACCTGTGCCTAGATAAATCATATCGGCTGACCATTGAGTTGCATCAGCCTTGTATCCGCCATTAGGACCAAATGCGGTCTGGAGTTTGATATAGGCTGGGTGGCTAAGACGAGTCTTAATCGCACCAAGGAATTTTCTTGCCATACCCTGAGTCTTAGAGACAATGATTACTCTAGAGTTAGGATTGGTAACTATGTTATAGAGGACATAGTTGGTTGTAATAGTTGTGGACTTGGCGTGCTCAGGTGGCACGTTAATCAAAATACGTTTTGGGTCACCTGGCTCATAAGTCATACCGCTAGGTTGCCATCTTGGCTCTTTGCCCTCAATTAAGTCCAACCAGTTTAGTTGGTGTGGAAAGAGCGTGGTATCTAGGAACTGTTCTGAGAAGTCAGGATAGGAGATATTCTTTAAATCACCTAGGTCTGCTATGACCCCTTTGCCTTGAAGGCGGGCTTTGTCAGCACGTTCTTTAAACTCAGGGTCATTCATTGACCATTGGCGGAAGGTTACATCATTTCGTCCAACGGCTGCCATAGCGGCAGTAATGGTAGAACCTTGTCCTAATTGAATCAGAACTTTCTCTTGGGCTTCGCCCTTTGGGATGTTTTGAATCCCAGGTTTTCTACCCATCAGTTGTCCCTAATAATCGGTCTATAAACGGTTCCTGCCTAACGGCATAACTGTGGCTATATATAATTAAATTATAAAACTACTATATAAGCGAGCGAGCCGAAGAGCGATGCTCGCTCTATAATAATATATTTTATATTACATATATAGATAACCCGTTGGAAACGGGTAAACCGAACACTTATATTTAAAATAATTTATAATAGTTGCCCTCTGGGGCAAAAGTCCTGGTCAGAAGGTATATAGGGGCTATATAACAGAAAATTATAGGGTAAGAGTAACAGTAATGTATGGCTCCTAGTTTAACAACCCTGGGTCAGAATGTCTAACCTTAAGGTAGACCTTTAGACTTAGACACTTACCTAACTAATGTCTAACCTTATTGTGTAGGTATATATAATAATAAGTTACCCGTAGGTAACATAATAAACGAATTACGCAACATAAGTGTTACTTAATTAAACTTATGCTATGCGACTATCTCCCCTTCACTTTCCTCCCCCCCGTTATTTCCCCCGCATAATTGAATTCGTTATATGCAATATAATTATATGGAATATCGGGGAAGAGTTACGGTCTATATATGCGAACAAGTGTTCGGGTAACTATGTGATGTAAATCACACAAAATATACTTGACACGGCGTAAGTGAGCGTGTAATCTTCTGATTGTAAGTTAAACCACACTAACCGAAAGGCTCACCGAATGGACACAATGCACGCAGAATCTAACCGCCTCATCGCCCAATATGAGGCTAAGAAAAACGCAACCGTAGCAACCCTAGAATTGAATCAAGAGCAGGCAGAATTCTTAAAAAATGCTATGGAATGGTGGAAGTCATCTGGCGTTAACTTCTGGTCAGTTAAACTGGCAGAAGAGATTGAGGCTAAACTAGCCTAAGTAACACCGCCCCCGCGCTACGGGCTACGGGTTCATAATCCGACGGGGGCACTAGGTGGCGAATGTCTACCTTGTAAGACGAATGAAAGGCAAGGATATGCAACTACACGCGACTAATCTAGCCCGATACGGCTATGGCAAGGGGTGGCAAGTGAATGCCCTAGTAGACGGCGTAGAGAGTGAATCTACCTACTACGGCACAAGCAAGGCGGACGCTCTCGCTATGGCGGAACGCACAATAAAGAGAGACGGGCGACTACCACACGAGCCTTATCGGGAATCGGACGCTATCTTTAAAGGCTTTAAGGTGGTGGCGTAATGGCTAGACGAATCAAGATTAAGCAGGGCGGATATTGCGCCGATTGTAAACGCGAATGGAAAACGGATGACGGTTATTTCAACCACAAGTGCAAGGGATAGTTAGTGATGTAATTCACGCCTTAGCCTCTTGAAGAGAGCGAGTGTTCACGGCACACTAAGGCACTAGGCGGGCAGATTGCCACGCCTTGCAGTAACTAGATTAGGAGACTAGGTATATGAATCAAGCAGTGATTAACCAGATGATAGAAGAGATTAAAACCGAACTAGGTAAAGGGTTAGAGTTAGAAGAGATTAAAGATAATTCTGGCGAATGGGTGGACGGTTACCTACCAGTTTACAATAACCAGATAATCAAGGAATGGCAAGATATGCCAGGAGAATATGACGATAGAGGGTCTGCAGAATTAGGACATATGGGAGAGGTTACGATTATCGGCTTAATGAGCCTAGACCTTTACCTTTATTACACCGACTTATTCAATCAAGCGATAGAGGACGTGGAACTAGAGTTAGAAGAGGTGGCGTAATGACTACTTTACACTTAGGAGATTGCCAGAATGGGTGTCTCATATGCGAACACCGATACCACGACGGGCAAGAGATATGCGACACTTGCGGGAGAGACTTTACTTCTAAAACGGAATGGAGAATAGGATAATGAAGATAATGACTAAGGCTAAGTGCGTGGAATGCTCTAGAGTGTTTGACTTGCTAGATGATATGGACGCGCAAGAGTGGGCATATGGACACGATTGCGAGGTGGAATAATGGATATGTGCGATGAATGCGGATATGAACACGATGAAGAGAATGAACTAATGACCATTAAAGAGGGAGAAGAATGAAAGAGTTAGAGCAATTCCTAAACGTAGAGGCGGAATGGGTGTTAGATAGATTGACCACTAGCACGGGAGAGAATGACCGCAACTACTACCAGGGGAGACTAGACCAGTTAGCGCAAGTGAGAAGATTACTAGGACATCCGCAAGTGATGAGAGTGGGGTGAATAATGGGTCAACCGATGATGTGTGCAGATTGTGATAGCCCGATAAAGGTAACGATAGAGCCTTACGGGGCGGGAAGAATGGCAGTATTTAATTGTAAGGAGTGTGGAATTAGTTACGATACGAACGTTGATTAGATATGACGCAAGTCATAGTCCTAAACTCTTGACAGAGGGCGCGTGTTCGCGACACGATTAGGACACAAGATAGAGTGCGGAAAGCCCGCGCATTATCGGCAATAAATAAAACTAGGAGATAAAAGAATGAAGCAAGTAAATCAGAGAGACGCAGAATATTACATCACTAATCGTTTAGACTTTAGAGCGTCAGCACTAGAAGGCTTAGACGGACGCACGAATAGTTATGGGCGGTTAGATAGTGAAGAAGTTGCACAATATGAGAAGGTTAAAGAGTCAATAGATTACGTGGTGTTAAGTTATCGCACGCCGATTGCGTGGCATTCTGCCGAAGGTTGGTATGTAGTGGCGCAAAAGTTCAGCGTTACCACTAGCAAGCACCAGAATCTAGTGCGCCGTGCAGTTGCAAGTGAGTTGGTGAATGCGTAATGAAGGCTAAAGATTTAGTTCAGATATTCACGAATGATTACAACCCTGACGATGAGATTATGGCGTTATGGTGGGACAGTTCATATTCAGAGCGTCCCGCTGGGACGTGGGCTAAAGCCGTCAAGATTTTTGACGAAGGTGGTATCAGTGAGTATGACATTAACGAGCAGATTAGAGACTTACTAAACGAATGCGAAGGAGAGTTGGCTAATGAAACTAACTAATCGTGGGTGGTATGTCCTGGGAATTCTTACGGGGCTTGGAATCGTAGCCTTATTCTATATCACTAATCATCTATGGTGGGTGGGTAATGGCGAAGGATATTGTTGGGGAGAATTAACTAAGTGTTATTGGGGGAACAAGTGAGCAGACTTATAGTTAAAGATTGCCTAAGCGATAGGATATGGCTTGACTGCGATATACCTGGACACGAAGAGGGTTGCTATATGTTTGTATGCCCTGATTGTGGAGACATAGATAGGGATTGCAATTATGAGTGAGAATACAGTTGCAATATGTGGAGATTGCTTATACCCTATGAATGAATGTGAACACGGACGGGAGTTTAAGAATGGCTAAAAGAATATGTCAGTATTGCGGGTGGGAAATACCGAACGGCGATTGGGAGAATGCGTTCAATTCAAAACCTGTATGCGATGACTGCTTTATGGATATGGCTATACAACACAACAAGGACGAGGGGATAGTAGTATGAGTGAGAATGTAGAAGTGAGTTGGGTTGCGGTGATAGATACTGCAAAGAAAATTGCAGAGATAAAAGTTGAACCAGTAGAGAAGCGGACTAGAGACGCGGCAGATATTCTTGCCAGTTGGGACGGTGTGTTTAATGCCTGAGCCGATGTGGTTGGGTGGCGATAGCGTTGCCTATTCAAATTCTTATAATGATTTATGGGAAGTGGAGTGTGATTGTGGTTGGTCAGATGAAGTGCCTTGCTCTAAAGAATACAAGCACGATGTCTGTTACGTATATGCAGATTGGACTTGTCCTGACTGTAACGAAGCGCATACAACAGAGACGGAGTTTGAAGTTGAGTAGCACAACAGGAAAACAATTACAGATTAGTTATAGGGTAGAGGGTGTGAGGATTGTGAATGTCTGGTTACCAGAGGGCGTAGAACTACCACCAATATGGTCAGCGATGACGCTTGAACACCAGGATGAATGGCTCTATGCTCACCAGGCTAAGAGTGAAACCTTCTACGAAGATATTCATTATTCACAAGCCGAGAACGTATTGGAAGTGCGTCATCTAAGGGCAGTATGAGTGGAGCAACAGCACTTATAATTGTTTTACTATTGATTAGATACAATTCTAAACTAAAATCTTATTGGAAATCGTGGAGAGGGTATCAAAATGATAGACGCATTCGGACCGCCAGAGTGGACAAAGTTTGCTAGATGTTCAGAGGTTGACCCTGAACTATTCTTTCCTGAAAAGGGGGACGCGATTGGACCGCAACACGCTAAACGTATATGCAATTTGTGTGAGGTTAGGGTAGAATGTCTGCAATATTCAATAGATAACGATGAGAGATTCGGTATCTGGGGTGGACTAACTGAACGTTCACGTCAAATCTTACGAAGGAAGAAGGCGGCGTGAGCAGCAAACTATTTGCTATAAGTATATTGGTAATTGCTTTTGTATCATTCCCCTTAAACAAGACTGTTGATGTTGAGATTACTATTAGCAAGCACAAGCCTAAGGTAGTGCAGACACAGGCTACTTGGGCAGAGAAGAAAGCCAATAAGAAAATGGCTATTGCCTTTGCTAAGATAGGTTATGGTTGGACACCTTACCAACAGAATTGTGTGGTCCAATTGTTCACAGCCGAGAGTCGCTTTGACCACCTGGCAGACAACCCGAAAAGCACAGCCTTTGGTATCGGACAGGTGTTAAATGAGAAGTCTAAAGACCCTGCAATACAGATACTTAGGGCGTATAGATATATTGAACATCGTTATACCGAACCTTGCCGTGCCTTGAATCATCACCTACGTAAAAACTGGTATTGATGTTTGACCTGCAAGGTGAACCTACCTTTGCTTGTATATGTGGTTGTCTTATGTTTGAGATAACTGTAATGTGGGACAGGGAAGATAGAAGTATAGGCTGGTATGATTTGAAACAGAAATGTAAAGAATGCGGGACGCTAACGACAGCACCAACGCCGATAGATGAGGGGATATAATGCCAACATATGAATACAGATGTAGCAAATGTGGAAGTCAAGTAGAATATGAACGAGGATTTGGTGAAGACCACGAGCCAGTGTGCTGTCATCAGACGATGAGTAGAATCTGGTCAGCAACACCAACCATCTTTAAAACTGGTGGGTTCTATTCCACAGATGGTTGAGGTTCGTTAAAGTCCTCATCACGATAAGGTCTAAAGCCACCTATCTTATTGATTAACTTTTTAATGACACGCTTGTGGCGCATACGCGCTGCGTCTTCACTGTTTAATCCTAATTCGTTTGCGATGTCTGGGAAATCCATAGCCTCTGCGTAACGCAAGAACAATAATGTTCTATCATCTTTAGATAACTTCCAGAATCCTGCGTCTACTTCTATCATCATAGACATTAGATTTCCACCCTCAGCAGGAGCAGAAGGTCTGCCTGGTCTGCCTAAATCTAAAGTTGCAATGACATTAAATTCACCGCGCAAGACAGGAGGGAGTAAAGCCTCAACCATATCCGCTTCATAATAAAACAAGTCAGATGTTTCATATCCACCAGACTTAGCCTTCCAACGCTGGCAATAATCTAATGCTTGGTTGCGAAGAGAGCGATAGATTAAATTCTTTGCGTCCTTATCTCCGATTGCTTCCCACGTATCTAGTTTGTTAGGGTGTTCAATGAACCACTGATAACAACTCTGCTTAATATCATTAAGGTCTATCTCAAACTTACGGTGATATTCTGAGGCAACAGAATCAACTACATAATCCCATCGCTCAATGCGATTCCATTCCATCACTTAATCTTTTCTCCTGAATCAATATGAAGGAAGGTTACTTGTTTAGTTATCTTAGATTTGTTAGCAAACTCTGTGGTTACGGGCAGCCACTTGTCTTCCCATACTAGGTTAGAAAGTTTAGATAAAACAAACTTCCATATACCAGAGGGGGTTGAGTTGATATAGCAAGGCTCAAGGTCAAGACTATCTGAAGTGCTAATAAGAAAATCATATTTCTTTTTCTCCAATAGCAACGTGTCATAGTGAGTATGCCTTGACTTTAATTCTATAAATAGTTTATGCTCTTGTGATGTGCAATCAAAACCATCGTATGTTTCTGGGGATTTTTCAAGGTCTGAGTAGTGCTCTGACTTAAGCCAGTCAAACAACTCTTGTTCCTTCAATTACTTATCCCACTTCCCTCGCAATACTAACAGTGCAATTATAGCATAGTTGGCAAGGTCTTTGAATGAATCCTCTAGTGGTTCGTGTCGTGCTTCCTGGTTGCTATCAATCAAGTGATTAATCCGAGCCAACTTGTCGTGCATTCTTACCCGCAAGCCGTTAAGCGCACCTCCAGGTGCATCTGCGATGTTCTTGGGACCATAGTCTTTGTGTTTAGATAGAAGTAATTCTTCCAACTCAACATAAATTAAACTAACATCTTGCATAAACTTATTGTCAGCATTGGCTTTCCTAGCCTTGGCATAGGCTTCATCTTCTAGTGGCTTAGGCTTAGCAACGGAATCTTCAAGGTTACTAATAACATATTCTCTTCCACCTGGTATTGGCTTATGTTTAGCCCTTGAATCTTTAGATGTTCTATAATCTGCCATACTTCCTCATCTCTCGCCTTCTTCATCTGTATCCTTTGATAGTAACTTCTCTATATTCTGGTCTAAGTCTTGCATAGCAGATTTAACTACCATATCTTCTACCAATTCATTCATTAAATCATAGCCATTTTCAGCCGCAAAGAGCGTAACGTAGGTTGATTGTGTCATCATCTTTATTTGTTCTGCATCTTCTGCATAAGCAAAAAAGAATCTAAGCAATGAACCTAAATGTAATTTAAATCCATTGGGTAATAGATAGTAAGGGTCAAACTCTTCGTCATCTTCTAATACGTGGTCTATTAATTCAAATGAATCTTCAAATTTTTTATTACATTCGTTGCAAAAATTATATTCATCATTATCATCAGGCTGAAACTTCATCCAATTGAGTCCATCTTGTGGTGGAAATAATCAGAACCTGATTGCACGAACATTGAATTAACATCTTCCCCTTCAGGTAAGGATACGATAGTAACTGGTAGTTCTCTGGCAAGACTACGTGCAAACTCTTGTCCAGGTTGGTCACCATCCGCAAATATAAAGACTCTTTCAAAGTCTGCTAATAATCGTGTGTAGTGTTTCTTCCAACTGTTAGCACCAGGAACTCCAACACAAGGTATGCCAATACAACTAGACATAGTAATAGTATCTAGTTCACCTTCACATACACCTATGAAATCTCCAGCCTTATCAATATCTAAAACGTTATACATCTTAGTTTCAGCACCAGTTAAGCCCATATACTTAGGCTCAACAGCAGGATTAAGAGAACGAAATCGCAAGTCAACAACACCAGTCTTGGTGATATACGGTATAGAAAGTCTTCCAACATATTGTTCGTGTCCAGTTTCAGGCTCCGCGACTACGCCTAATTGAGCCAGCCGTGCTACTTCCAGAGGAATTCCCCTGCTTGCTAGGTAATCGTGAGCCAGAGAGATGTTTGCCGCGTATTTCTCTGTTGCTTTCCCCAGTAATTCCTTCTGCGATGCGCTTTGCTTCACGAAAATCTACCCTCTCTTGTAACTGGACAAGTTGAATGCTGTTGCCTTGAACACCACAGGCAAAGCAAATGTAAATGTTCTTGTCAAGATTTGCACTACCACTCTGGTGCGTATCACTATGAAACGGACACTTAAGGTTAACTTGCCCACGTGTCGCACGTAAGGTCGCGCCGTAATGTATGAGGATGTTTTTAAGTGAAGGTAAGTCGTTGTCAATTTTGTGCATCTCCTGTCTTCTCTTTCATCCATTGGCTTAAGTCTTGAATGACCCAAGCATTTTCTATTCCTGCATTTCTTCTTTTAACTACAACATAGTGCAATGGAATATCCACAATATCTCTAGCCTTAGCATAGTTAATTGCTTCTACTTCTGCTTCACGCCAGAACTCTGGCAGTGAGAGTGTTGCACGATTCTTTAACTCAAGGATGTAAGACTTGCCAGCAATGATAACAACCATATCACCTTCATCTTTTGCGCCAGCCTTAGTAAGACGTTCTGCCATAGCACCCGCTTTGCGGAGCCATTTCATTACATCTGTTTCAAACTGTGCGCCCTTGCGCCCATTAGGATTACTCATTTAAATAATTCAATAGTTGTCCATATGAATAAACAAATAGATACTATTGTCATTGTTCCCCAGACTATGTTATAAAGTGTCAAGATGCACTCTTATCCTTATTAAGAATACGAGTAGCCCAATCTAGTCCTTGGTTAAGACCAATAGACCATTCATCTTTCTCTTCTATCTTAGATGATTCAATTTTTTCAATAAACTTCTTAACTTCCTTTGCTGTCTCCAACATTACAAGAGCGCGTATCTCTTGAGTCATATCATCTTCTTCTTCACGTATCATTTCTTATCCTCCATTCTCTGGTATATCTTCCATATACATATACTCAGGGTTAAATGATAGCCAACAAGTTAAGTTTGCATTGGCATCGGCACGCCCATATCTATTCTTTACAGGAGCAATAGCCATACTAGTGCCAACAACTCCAAGAGTGCATATGAGAGCAGGAAGTTGGGCAACTTTACCCTGCAAAGCCGAGCGAGGTTGACAAGGAGTTCCAAGAACAGCCTCTGAAGTATGGTGAAGAATAATAATAGCAGCGTTAGTGGCACGAGCAAGGTATTTCAACTCCTTCATTATCGCACGCATTGATGCGAACTCTTCGCCACCATCAGTGGCTATATCCATTAGATTATCTACAAAGATTGCTACGGGCGGACAGCCCCATAGTTCTTCAAATGCCTGGACCTCTTCGTCTATATCCTGCAACGTAGGACTAGATTCAAATGACCAAACAATATGACTACTCTTTTGCAAGATAGCCTTTGTCCAACCAACATCACTATCCATTAAGTGTTCAACATCTGTTTGATTCTTACCTGAAATCATAGAGGCAAGCCGCATAGACATAGTATGTGCATTGGTATCAGCAGATATGTAAAGACTAGGCACTCTCATCTTAAGGGCTAAAGCCAAAGCCAAGGTGGACTTGCCGACACCTGGCACACCAGCAAGCATAGATACTTCTGCTCTGCGAAATATAATTTTGTTAGAATCAAATGCACGAAAGACAGAGGGCAACGGTTCCCCACCTATGTCAGTCCTACCTACGCTACGAACTAATGTTCTCATAGTTTCTCAATCCAAACCTGGTATTCCTTAGTCAAAATATTATACTCACCCTCGTGGAACTCAAGGAAGTTATCAATGGCTGGTCTAGGTGTGAGTTCAGGTTTCATATCTTGACCCCACATATAATCATCAAAGGCAAGGATGCCACCCTTCTTTAATAGTTCCCAAGAATACTCAGCATCAGATGCAACAGCATTGGCTGTGTGGTTAGCATCTACATAAATGAAATCATAAATTGTTTTATTGCTACGCAAAAAGTTCTCAGTATTATTTCTTACTGAACGCATATTTGCGTAGGGTTCCATTCGTTTCTTATAGAACTCATATACATTACTAAAATTAATAGACTTGTGTTCTGCTTCATCGCTACCTTCCCAAGTATCTACGTCAAGTAAAGTAGAAGATTGGTCAGTTAGTATGTTAGTTAATAACCATTCACTTGCATCACCTGTGTATGCACCAAGTTGTAAAAACTTTAGATTAGGTAGACCTTTATATCTTTCAAGATGTTCTTCAAAATTATACTTCTGTCCTTCAAACCAATTTGGGAATTCCATTCTTCTCCTGTCTTAAGTTGGAAGAGGGGCAATCACCTTCCCCTAATAATTACCCCTCTGCCAATTCTTTATTCTAGTTCTTGTTGAACTAGTTCGCGGGCTTGCACTGGTCTGGTGTCCCCTGTGGTGTTGGGCACGCCCAGAATGCGTAAGGTTTCCCCGTTGTCTTGCTTACTCCCTGACGAAATACTCGTGCTCCGTGCACGCAAGTCGGGTTGGACAGTCCGCCCATAGGTGACGCTGGCTGCGCCTGGGCTGGTGCGGAGTAACTCGCTGGCGCGGTGTCTTGTGTGGAACCGCCAGTTGATAAAGGGAGCACTGTGTAAGCAGCAGATACCGCCTTTGATGTAGCAGCAATCTGTGTTGAATAGTCTGATAGACCTTCAAGTAAAACACTTAGTTCATCTGCGGTATTAGCGCGGACGTTAATCAAATCACCATTAGGTGACTTAACTGAGACTTGCAACTTCCAGTTTTCTACTGTCATTTTTTTCCTTTTGTGAATTGGCAATGTTCTGTGAGTCCACAGAAATTACACGATTGTAGGTTCGGTAGAAATATACCAGCCTTGCGGGCTTTATCAAAGCCATCTACGAAATACTCTAGAGTGTCTTTGGTATATCTACTTAGGTCAATCATTTCTCCTGTCCCAGATTCTCTGGACATCCAGTAGTTTCCTAAGTTGACCTCAACCTCTAACATCATCTCAACTCCTACTTTATAGAAGCCAAGTTGTAAATCAGATTGAGGTCTAGCACGTGATGTCTTGAGGTCAACAATCACAAGTTGTCCATTAACCTCAAATATCCTATCAATAAACATCTTCACTGGCACATCAGCAATGATAGGATTCAACTCTAATTCAATAGCCTTTACACCTTGAGGGGTGGTCCAGATTTTCCAATCAGGGTTGTTCTTGCGCCATTTGATGTAGTTGTCTACCCAAACGGAACCTTGCTTATCCCACCAGACAGCATCTTCTCTATCTGGATTCTCTTTAGTAGCACGTCCTGCTACACGAGCCTTATTTAAATCAAGGTCTTTGGTTTCTTTAAGCCACGCTAAATCCCAATAGAGGTTAGCCATTTTCTATATCCCACGCTTCCGCTGCTGAGTGAAATGCACGTCCACCTGCAGACCAGACGCTTGGTTCTTCTGGGACTTGAAGTAATCTGCCTAGGTAATACTGATAACCGCAGGTTAGAAAAGTTGTGAATGCTGAGTAAGATATATGTGCAGGTAATTCATATGAATCTAACTTAATCATCAAGTCCTACGAAATCAGATAGGTAATCTATCTCTTCTCTTAGTTCTGATATTTGACGTTGCAGTGTTGATGCTTCAAGATAAATTAAATCAGTTAAAAAATCTAAGTTATCCTCTTGTTTCTTATTCCAAAACATTATTTCTCCTGTCGTAAGTGGTATAGATAGTTCCCCTCTGGAGGACTAGGAGAACTCTACATCAGAGAACTATCTAATATTTATTATATAATAATTATATATACTATATAAGGCGCTCCGCGCCTATATTATATATATTATGTTATTATATATTTAAGTATACACGACTGACAGGAGAATGCAACTTTGGAACCTATTCGGCAAGTCGCGGATGATGGGTCTAAGGAACGAGCCACAGTATCTGCGCTACTCAAGATATATCCTGAGTGGAGATTCTATCCTACTCCCAGGTTTTACTTCTCAGATTTCCATCTCAACTACAGTTGGGGTAATGGCAGAGAAAATTATATAGGTGACCTTGAGGTCAAGTGGTTGCGCTCACCTTGGGAACAAGGGGCTATTTTTCCGTTTGAGAAACTTCAGAAGTTAATGATTGCTCCGCCATTCACAGATGGCGATGATGTCTACCATCGTATCTGCTTTAGGTTTAGCAATGAGACAGCCATTATCCCAGTCAAGGTGCTAGCAGGTATGGTTCCAAGGTGGAACATAAGACAAGATACACAAGAGCGTGACCTAGTGTTAGACATTTCTTGGGAAATTGTCCAAGAGTATGCACTAGGAATAACTATCCAGGAATAACAAAAGACCCCCATCCGTAGGGATTACCTACGAACAGGGGTCTAATGGTCTTAAATGCGCCTTAGAAGGCGTTTAATCGTGGTTCTAGGACTACTTACTGCCTCGTCCGAACTCAGTTGCATTGGTATCCAACGCCTTGAGGACTGGACCAGCGATTGCTGCTACAAATGCGGAAGCCAAAGCCTTTGGGCTTGTCTCTCCTGCTAGATATAGTGCTGTCACTGCTGCGAATGCTGCACGGAAGTATGTGCTAGCGATTGCGATTAGTTTTGCCTTCATCGTTTTTCTCCTTAGTCTGCTTTATAAGCAGGTCTTCCGAAACCTACCACAAATACTGGAGCGTTGCGCTTATTCTTCGTCTTGTAAGCACGAGTCCTAATTGCTACTTCTCCACCATTTGCCTGTGAGCCAGTTACCTTTTTCTCAGGTGAGGTATTGCCCTCAATAGTAGTGATTGTTCCGTCAGCGTTATCCTTTAGGACTATGCCAACGTGCTCTACTGCTGCTCCGCCTGGGGCAAAGTCAAAGAACACAATGTCGCCTGGTTTTGGTTTAGCAGTTTCTGCATTACTCCAAGTGCCTAAGCCTTGGAATCCTGACTTACCCGCTGGTGTATACACACAGTTAGGAAGTTTAAGTTTTACTTGGGCTGCCACCCACATTACGAATGAACCACACCAAGGTTGGAAGTCGTGCTTAGTAAACTTGCCATACTTGGTTTCATTTTCTTTTGGTCCCTCAGCAGTGCCTACTTCGGCTTGTGCTACCTCTAAGAATTTATCTACTTGGCTCATAGTTATTCCTTCTTTGCTCGTTTGTCCACAGAAGCAAATGCTTCATTGATTTCTGTTGCTGTTAGTTTGCCATCATCTAAGAATGAACGGGCTAGTTTTTCAACTACTGTTGCTACACCGAGAGTTCCTGCAAGTATTACTGCTTTGATTGTGCTGATACCAACAACTGCTCCAGCACCAATAACTGATAGACCAGAGGCAGCAAAGACCGCCACTATCCTCATAAAAATATTATTAATGTTCTTCACTAATCATCCTTTGGATTGCGTAACCAATAAGTTGTTGACCAAGTAAGCATTGTAAATACAATT